CGTTAGCGCCGGAACGGCGTGTAGGTGGACGAGTTGCGCGCGCCGTTCTGTGCCATGACTCGCTGAATCGTGGAAGCTAGGTCCCGATCAGCCGTAACGGAGCCTTGGACCGTCACGTTGATAACCGTGACCGGCCCCCCTCCCCCGCTGATCGAGCCAGCACCAGCAGCCCCAGAAAAAGCAGGTTCAGCGCCGCCGAGGGTGCCGAACTGGCCGAGGGTCCCGCCTGCCATGTCGGCAACGGCGGCGGCTGCCACGCCAGAGTGCTGCTGGATACCGGCTGCAATACCATGAGGGATCCATTGGCCGACTTCCGCAGCAAAGACGCGGGACGGAGAGTTAATCCCAAGGAAGGATTTCGCGGCATTCAGTGCGTCATTCGCAAGGTTCTTAAGGGAGTTCATCAGCGCCGAGCCGCCGTTTTCGACACCTTTAATGATGCCCTCTACGATGCTCTCGCCGATGCTGCCGAACCAGCTGCCGACATCTTCGATCGCGTGCCAGGCAGAGACCAAGCCGTTCCAGATCGTCGATCCGATTCCGCTGATCAGGCTGCCGACAAAACGGCCCGCTTGCTCCAGCGGATCAAGGATGGCGTGCATGATCGAGTTCCAGGCGGACGATGCTACTTCCTTGATTCCGCGCCAGGCACCCTCAAGCCAAGAAACGGCGCCGGTCCAGAGTGCAACGCACCAGCGCCAGAATTCCTCTAGCGGGTCAACGATGTATTTGACGATCAGCTTCCAGCCCGCTGACGCTTCGTCCGCTATCCATTTCCAAATAGCCTTCGCCGTATCAGCGATTGATTGCCAAGATGCATCCAAAAATGCCATGGCGGAATTCCAGAGAGAGACGCACCAGCCCCAGAATTCAACTAGCGGATCGACGATGTACTTTACGATCAACTTCCAGGCAGATTCTGCGGTTGAAGCTATCCAGCGCCAGACTCCGACAAAGAAGCCAGAAATGGCATTCCAGGTAACAACGGCCGCATGTTCGATGGTCTTATGCGTGTGATTCCACAAGCTAATCAAAATCGCAATAGGTGTCGCGAAGATGACCAGCAGAAGCGGCCACCATTTCTTGAAAAAGCGGGAGATGGCGCCCCAGACTTCCTCCGTTATTCCGGCTATCCAGTGCCAAGCAAGAACAAGCGGATCAACGGCATAATGCCAAGCCGAGACAAAGAAATTCTCGATCCCGTGCCAAGCCCCCAGCACCGGCGCGACGATATCGTCGTTCCAAATGTGCGAGGATTCGCGACCAATCCAGCGCCAGGCGCCGGTGACGCTGTCGGACACCGTGTGCCACGCGGACGAAAAGAAGTCCTCGACATCGTGCCAGGCGCCGATTACGGGCTTGACGATGTCGTTCTTCCAGATGTCCTCAGTGTCCTTGGCGATCGAACGCCAGACGCTGACAAGCCACTTCCAGACGTCGGCCGCGACTTCCTTGATCCACGTCCACACTTGCTTCCAGTGAATCGCCAGAAGCACAATCGCCGCGATCAGCGCCATGATGCCGATCACAACCCACGTTGCCGGGCTGGCCAACAACGCGGCTGTGAAGTTCCACATAGCGACCGTTGCAGCGGCGATGCCAATTACAAGGATTCCGCCGATTGCAGCACCCACGGCTTCGGCTGCCGTCTTGTGCTTCGTCAGCCACGTGACACCTTCGGAAAACAGCCCAATCATCTTGGTGGCAACCGGGAGGAGCTTCTGCCCGATCTGGATTCCGACGGCTTCTAGCGCGCCCTTGGCTTCGGCAATCTTCTGGTTTAGCGTCCCCTGGACAGCCGACCAGCCTTCAATCTGGTTTCCGCCGTTCTTGACGTGATCGGCGATGGACTTGGTGTTCTCCTGGAAGGTCTGCATATGCGGGCCAGTGAGCTCAAGCGCCGCTTGCATTGACTTAGTTCCGCCGACCATATCCGCCAGCGCTGCTACCTGCGTTTGCTCGGCAGGCTTTAGGTTGGCTAGCGCCTTTTGGTACTCGGTGGTGTTTGAGCTCGCCTTTTTCAGCGTCTCGATAATCACCGTCCCCGCTGGGCCCATCTTGCTCTGAATGGCGTCAGTCAGCTCATTCAGCGTGGACGCAAGGCCGTTCTTGCCGAGATTCTGTGCCACCTGGACACTGTCCAGCCCAAGCCCGCGCATTTCCTGCGCCGCCTTAGCGCTGGGATTGGATAGCTGCCCGATGGTCTGCCGCAGATAAGTGGCCGCAACGTCCGCAGAGGTGCCCTGCGCGGTCATGGTGGCCATGGCGCCGAGGACTTCGTTCAGGCCGACATGCGCCGCTGAGGCGACAGGCAGGATGCTCGACATGCTGCCCGCAAGGGCCTCCATGTTGGTTTTTCCGGCTGCCTCAGTTGCCACCAGGGCATTCATGACGCCGGTCGCGTCGCTGGCCTTTAGCGAATAGGCATTCAGCGCGGTGGTGACGGCATCCGTAACCGGAGCTAGGTCCGCCGCGCCCACCTTGGCACCCTGTGCGGCCACCTTGAGCACACTCAGCGCGTCGGCGCCGTGATATCCGGCAGACTCCACGGTATAGAGCCCGGACGTGAGCTGTTCAGTGGACTGGCCCACCTGCCCGGCCATGGTCAGTACGCCATTGCCCACCATCTTCATATTTGAAGCGGCTTCGCCAGCGCCAGTCTGGACGCGAGTCATCTGCGTCTGAAAATCAGCCGCCATGTGCACGGTCTTGACGGCAGCAGCACCAGCAGCGACGCCAATGCCGAGTAGGGCGGCCTGGCTAACCGCGCCAAGCTTGGCCATATTGCCGCCGCCCTCAGACTCAACCTCGGCTAGCTGAGTCTTGACGCCCGAAACGGTCTGCTTAAGGCTCGAATAGTTACCGATGAACTCGATAAAAACGGGAGGCAGGTTTGCCACGGGCTAGCCTCCCCTCGCTCTGCAACGTACGAATATTCGTACGTTCTACTTGTTAATCGCCTTGCCCCAGGCGGTTTCCCAAACGGCGGGCATTTTCGGCGTGGCCTTATCGATTCCAGGCTTGAAATACGGCGCGGTCTTCTCGACCTTGGCTTTGTACAGGTTCGTTGCTGCGCCGACACCGCCGGACCACACAACCCCGCTGTACCCGTCGGCAACCTTGCGGGGTCTCTTGCTTTTCTTGATCGACCGCAGGAGCTCCCCGGTGAGCTTTCCCGGGCCACCAGCACGCGGGCTATTGCGCGGGAGCTCCGGCAAGCTGACACGTTCACCAGTGCGGGCGGACTTGCCACGGTGATTCCAGCGGGGGCGACCGCGCATCTGCCCTTGAACTGATTGCTTGGTCAGCGTCTGAATGCGCTTCACCGCTGCAATGGTCGCCCTATCAACACGCTTCTGCATCGCAGTTAGTTCGGCCTGCGCAAGCTCGGAGCTATGCGCCAAGCCACCCAGGAAGTCAGCCATCCTGTGCCGCCGCTTCCTTGTTTTTCCTGGCTTGTGCAACCGCATCATCTACGGCTAGTAGCCAATCCAGCTCAACGGCCGATTGGTCGTCAAGGTCGGACGGAAGACAGCCCAACAGGGTGCATAGTCTCCACGTCCGATATTCCTCAACGGGCATGCTGTCGGCGGAGTGGTTAAAAGTCCCCTCTAGCTGCTGGCTTAGGCGGCGGAGGGCACGATAGGGGAATTCGGATCCGGGGTCGGCTCAAAGTTCGGCATGAGCTCCTTTAGGGCCGGAGCACAAGCCTCCCGCAGGGCATCGAGGTCGCGGCCGGGAAGATCCTGTGCGGCATCCGAGCTGACCGGAAAGCTGTACGACCAGCCCCGGACGACGGCGCCGATTAGGTGGTCGTTCAGGTCTTCCAGCAGATCGAATGCCTCGCCCATGCCGCCCGCAATGGCTAGCTGCTGATCGGGGGTCAGCTCACCACCGGCAACCTTCTGTGCTGCCTCAGCCTCCTTCACGGCTGCCACGAACGCGGGCATTGCCGCTAGCTGCGCCTGAATTCGCTTGATCGGTCGCCGCTGGCGCTCGGTCACGTCCACAGCGTCCCGCAGATCAGCGGTGGCACCGGAGGGAAGGGTTAGGTGCTGGCTCACTTGTAAGTCCCCGCAATCATCGCGTTCTGAAGGGTCGCCTTGATCGGGGAATACCCGGCCGAAGCGCCGATGTCGGTGGTGTTGGCAATAGCCGTGAAAGAGATAGGAAGCTCGACGAAGTCCTTGCCGCGCGTGATGTCGGCGGACTGATAGGCGACCTGCGACATGTGCAGCTTTACCTGCGACAGCGCCGCGCCAGTTCCGGTCGAGAAGTTGACGTCTAGGGAAGGCTGGTTGTTCGTCAGGTAGTTGGTCAGCTGGACTTCGTCTTCCATGACAAGGGTCAGCTTGCCGGAGACGGAGACCGGGCCGGACCACAGCGAATGCGGCGCCTGCGAGCCGTCCACAGTGTCCACGACGGACACCGCCCGCTTGATGGTGATATTGCCGTCAAGCACGCTCATGCTCTGCGTGCCGCCGATGGTGACCACACCCACCCAGGAGGCGATCGGAGGAACGGCGGTGTACGACGGAGCGGGGGCCGTGGTCGGGACCGACGGAATCGCAACAGTCTTGGCGGTATAGGTCAGCAGACCATCCGCGCTGAACTTGATATCCAGATCGGAGAACTTAGCGCCCGGATACTGCCGCGTATTGACGCTGTATGCGTCGGTAATCGTGTAGCTGGGCGGCTGGCCATCGGCCGTATTCAGCAGCGCGATAGCGTGGGTATACGGGGCCGCTGAGCCGGTGGTGGTGATGTCGCCGAGGATGCCAGTCAGCAAGAATCCGAAGGTGTCCGGAAAGACGTCGCCGCCGAAATCAAAGGTCGAGTGCTTGACCGTCTGAATCTCGCCGTAGGTATCAGTCATCGAGCCACGCAGGCCCTTATCCTGCGCCAGCTTGACGACATCCTTGGGAGTCGGCGGGCCAATCGGCAGAAAGGCGGTGGCCGCCACAGGAACGCCCCATGCGCCGGGAGCTTCCTTGGCGATGCCCATTACAGTTTGGGCCGTAGGCCGCATGGCCATGTATTACCCCTCTAGCGGTAGCGGTAGCGGTTCGGGAACGTTGGGCGTCAGTTCCCAACGGCCATCGGTGGGCAGTTCGGCTAGCTCGATGACCAGACCGGGCAGTGCGTGAAGCCCAAGCGTCGGGTAGTAGCGGTCAGCCTTGCCCGTATAGGTGCACAGCGGCACGGGGACTCCTGACTCGGACATACGAATATTCGTATGTCCTAGATGCGGTTGAAGCACTCAATCTCGACCAACCCAGTGGCCCTGCGGCCAAGGTGGGCTTGTTCTTCCTCGACGTCGATGGCGATCGAGTGAGGGCGGGCTTGGAGCACTCGGCCGCCCAGCGACGGATCCGTGCGGACAACGGCCACCAGGGCATCGCACAGGGCACTACAGCGCACATAGGCCGCTTGGGCATCGTCGCCGCCCCGGTACACGTCCACGGTGATTTCGACGATGTAGCGCTCATCTAGCCAGCCAGCACCCCCGCCGCCAACCAGCGCCAGAACGCCAATGTTGTTGTGAGTCTTGCCAACTGACACGATGTCATCGGGCTGGCCGGGGCCAGGCTCATCGAAGCAGACCAGTAGGCTCGACGTGGTGCTGATCGGGTCCGGCGTCAGCTGCGCCGTGAAGTTGTCAAACATCCATTGCCGGACAGTCGGCGCGGAAGACGCAGGAATGGTCATCAGGCAATCCCGGGCGGTCGGCGGAATGGGGACCACAGCTCGACCACGCGGTCTGGCAGGGCAAAGCCCATCGGGATACCGGCGGAATCGCCGTCCATGCCAGCGCCACCGAACTTGGGGCGCCCGCCCTGCTGGGTCTGCTGCCACAGGTGGCGAATCAGCTCAAGGGCACCTAGTCGCACGGTGTACGGGATAGAGCCCGAACGCCCCGACGTGTAAACGACCTTGACGTTTTTGCTCCCGGCCGCGAACATCGCAGCTTCTCCGCCGAATGTGCGCCGGGTCAGGGTCCCCGTGGTGTAATCGGCGGTAAATGCAAAAGCGTTCATCTGAGTGCCTAGCGGCTGCTCATTCAGCGTGAAAGCCGAAAGCCCGTAGTACTCCGTGACGCTGAGAATCGAGGCGACAGGTAGCCAATCCGGGGAAAGGGTGGACACTCCCCCATCAAAAAACTGAGTATGTGTCTCGGCGAGAAAGGGCCCGCACACGTCCCGGGCTTGATCGGCCGCTGCAAGAATGAAGTTCTGCAGTTCGTCGTCCTGCCTGGCATCGTTCAGCGCAAGGTTGAGATGCTTCTTCACGCTGAGCAGATCGACCAGCTGTTCCACGCCCGACGGGCGCACGGTGAACTGATCCTCGCTGGCCCAGCTAACGCCGGTCCCGGTGGCAGTCCAGCGGATAAGCCAGACACCCGCGACACCCACCGACGGAACGACCGCCGAGAGAGCCCCTGACGGGCCCGTAGCGGCCGTAGGGTGGGTGACCACGCCGTTGGGGTCGGTGACCGTGAGAACGGCTGTCAGAGAAGCCGTTGCGGGGTTGCCGTTGTCGTCAAGGGCGGTCGCGGTGAGGCCGACATCCTGTCCCTGGAAGTAGAGAACCTGGGTAGCCAAGCGAACTCCCTAGCGGTAGCGGCGTGTTCGCCGATGAGTCGAGCCCCGGCGGTGCGCGTGATGAGCTGCCCGGTGGCCGTGATGGTGGGCCGTGCGATGCGCGTGATGCGCCGTCCGATGGCCGTGGTGCGCCCGCTTGTGCCGCGCGGCATGATGCAACCGGTGCTTGCGGTGCGCTCTCAGCGTGTGCCGGTGGGCTGCCTTAGCCCGGTGCTTCTTCAAGTGCCTTACAGCGCGGTGCTTTTGACGCTCATGGCGCTTGTGGTGCAGCGCTGTCCGGTGCCGGGGCTTGTGGTGCTTGGCCCTGGTGTGCTTGAGCGGCTTCAGGTGCCGTAGGCCCTTGGAGTGACGGTGGTGCGTGTGGGCGGCACGTCGCTTAGCGCTGCGGTGCGCATGCGTTCGCGCCTTCCGCAGGTGGTTATGCGGCCGGGCCCGATGAGGGGCTGCGCGGTGCCGAGAAAGGCTCTTTATCCGCCGTTGCTGGCGGTGCAAGTGCCCGTAGTGCGTGAGGACCATTTTCGTAACTCTCTGTATATCCCGCGGAGCACGCCGGCAAGCCGCTTAAGCGGGCAAAAACGGACATAAGTAGCCCCGCGGGATATACGCAGAGTAATTAGAACGTCGGAGCGACCAGTCCGGTACCAGTGATGGTCGAGATGGACGCCGGGTACCGGGCGGGCTGGAACGACATGTAGGCATAGAGCCGAACGAAAACGCTCATGTTGTTGGCGTAAGTCTGCTCGAACGCCTCAGCGCGAATTGCCGACTCCCACAGCATCAGGTCCGCCATGCGAGCAACGATGATCGTGTCCTGGTTGGTACCAGTACCGCCATTGGTCGGAATGGTGGCGTCCACGAACACGGGAAGGCCCATGATCGAACCCACGTAACCCTGAGAAGCCTGTTCGCCCATGTTGCCAAGGGCGTTGAACGGGCCACCAGCGTGCGGAACGACAAGCGGACGGTTCTGGCCGTCAAGCTGCGCCACAATCCACGCCCATCGGGTGGGGTGCATGATGATGCAATCCGGCGGGAGGAATCGCTTGGTGTGGATCGCCTGCACCGCACCAGCAAGCTTGGAGTACAGCGCGCCGAGGGTCGGGGTAGCGGTGGTAAAGGCGACGCTGTTGGTACCGGCCAGAGTCAGAATGCCGGTCGGCTGAGCATTGGTGCCGGTGCCACTCAGGACCAGCTGGTTGAACTGGACCGCATAAGCCGCCGCAAGGTCGCCAAGCACGATGTCGTCGACGTTCAGCGGGGACTGCTGGATCAGCTGGAGAGAAACCGTCTGGCCACCGGCAACGGTCGTGATACCGCTGGAAATGCTGGTGGTCGTCAGGTCGGTAACCTGAACCTGGCTGTTCTGCGTGGTCTGCACGCCGACCTGCGTACCAGTGTTGATCTTCGGCACGTTAATGGAGTCGGTACCCGGCGGCAGAGGGAAAGACGGAGTTAGATTCGCGGTGATCCGACCCGGGCGGGCCAGCTTGACGAACTGATCCTCTAGCCAGATAGGCGGAACAAACTCGCCACCGGCACCATTCGCGGTAGAAATTGCTCGCTTTTCGTCCGCCGCTCGACCACGGTTGTTGCGCTCTAGCCGGTCGAATGCGTCGCGGTCGCCCTGACTCTTGACTAGATAAAGGTCACGGAAGTACGACCGGCCACCCATACCAGAGCGGTAAATCTCCGGCTCGCTGGTCACCTTTGCACCGGACGGCGCATAGCGCTTCTGCATCTCGGCCGCAGCGTCATCCGCGCGAATCTGCTCATCCAGCTCGGCGACCCGGGCATCAATTGCGCGAATCTCAGCCTCAGTGGCATCAAACACGCCAGACTCGGCGTCGGTCAGCGACCGGGACTCAGCCTTTGCGCCGTCAATAAGCTTGGTCAGCTCAGCATTCTTCTCGGACCGCTTGGCGATCAGATCGTTAATCATGTCGCGCTTGGACACGCGTACTCCTAGGTATCTGGAATGGTCACAGATGCCCACCACGTCAGGTGGTGGCCTAGGTGGTGCCGCGTGTTGCTAGCGGTCCGGCGTAGGCTCCGGCGTGATGCCGGGCGGGCAGGAACGTACGAATATTCGTACGTTGTACTACAGGTTCAGCGCCCGCAGGCGGGCACCGTACAGCGATAGATCCGGGGTGGGCTCCGCCGGGGACTTCAGGCGGGCCTCAAGGCGCCGTAGGGCGTCCCGTAGCTCCTCCTCGGTCCAGTCGGCCGAGTCAAGCCCGCGAAGCGATGCTAGGCCGCCTGTAGCGGGGTTCGCGCCGTAGTTGACCACGCTCACATCACCCTTGTTTAGGTTCACTTCAGTGATGTCACGCTGCATATAGTCCGGCGACCACTCTTGACGGACCACACGAAAGCCGAACGACATCTCATCGACGTCGCCCCGTTCCATGGCGATCTGTAGGTCGCGGACGGCCGACTGACCGGGGTTCAGGTCAGCCTCGACGTGCAGCCCGGTAGAATCCTCGGCAAGCCGCATAGTGCCGCTTTTGGTTCGGGCCAACGTCATGCCATCGTGGTTGATCTTGAACGGAACGTCAGCACCCTCGGCAATCGTCTTGCCGAAAGCGCCGCCTCGAATGGTCTCCGTGTAGTCACCGAGCCAATCGGACATCTCGTACGGAGTGTCGGTCACGCTGGCATAGCCGCGAAACTTCAGCGTCTGGCCGCCGGAACCGTCGGGAACGGAAACCAGCGGCTCCATCTCGCGGATAGAAACTCTGCGCTTCTCGACAACGCCCTTGCGGTCGGCCCTACTTGCTAGATCGGTCACAGCACCGCCCCCAGAGCGTCAGCCTTGGGCGCGCTTGGAGACGCGCCGGTATCCTTCATTGGTTTCACGTTGGAATTCAGCGGGGCTGCGATGTCGTCGCCACCATCAACGGGCGGGAAGTTCTCCAGGGCCCGGATTTCGTTTTGCGTGAGAATTCCCGCCGAGCGGGCTGCGCCATACACGGCATACCGACCAGCGGCATCCGTCCGCAGTAGTGCATCGGCGTTAAATCGTGCCGTATGCGGCTTAGGCAGCATGGCGGACCATGCATCCTCGATCCGGCCGAGCCACGGGGACAGCGTGTAGGCAAGAAAACCTAGACCCTGCTGCTCAATACCGGTTCCCCAACTGGTGGTTTTATCTACCTGCCCGAGCATATGCGGGGGGATTCCAAAGAGCGTCGCAATGTCCAAATTCTGTGCAGCTCGGGTCCCGAGGAATTGCGCGTCATCCGGAGTTACCGAAATCGGCTTCCACTCAGCGCCGCCGGAAAGGATGCCGACCGTGTGCGCGTTCTTGAGCCCGCCATGGGAGGCGGTAAAGGATTCCTTGAGCTGCCGCGCCCGTTCCTTGTCAAGGTCGCCAGGGACATGGACGATGCCGGTCATGTGGGCACCAGAACCGAAGAATCGAGCGCCGAACTCTTCAGCGGCAAGGCCAAGGCCGATCGCCTGCCGGGCGTGAGAAATCACGCTGATGCCGGTCGGGCTCTCCGGAAAGCACATGCCGATCAGGTGCACAATGTCGCTGGAATCAACCGGCTTGCGGTCAATCTGATAGACCCGCTCCCCCGACTCATTGAACTCACAATCCACGCGATCGGGATGGAGAACCCGCAGTCGGACCGGCCGCCCCAGGGAATCACGTGCGACCACCAGGAGGTAGGCGTTACCCCGCAGCAGCAGGGACACCATGACCTGCCCTAGGCCCAGGCGGCGCGTCGGGTATCGAGTGTCGTTCGCTCCGCCAAACGGGTCGGCGACGATGGTTGGTGGTGGCTCAATTGTCTTGCGCACCACGCCATTTGCACGCACCGCGTCGAACGGAAGGCCTGACACGGCGTCAGACAGAATGCGGACACAAGCGGCAACGGCGATCAGCTGCATTGCCGTATCTTCCGTGACCGGCACGCCGGAGGACGTCACGGCGGCAAGGCTGCCGTTCGTAGGAATTGCCCAAGGGTCGCCGGATCCCGAGGGGGCATAGACGCGCTTCTCTAGCGCACGGCGAAACAGGCTCACCGGTCGACCACCCACCCGACCACCAGCAGCGCCACGCCTAGCAGCGCAACGCCAGCGGCAACGTTCCACGACCACGCTGCGCCGACCAGACAGCCAATGCCAGCCACGTCGGCAACTTCGGACAACACACGGCGGACGACGTGTGGCGGACTAGTGCGCTTCACACGCCACCCCCTACAAGGTACGAATATTCGTATGTGCTACAGGTCCGCCCATGACCAGAACTGCGCTTCCGGCTCGCGCTCCGGCTCCTGGCAAGCGCGTTCAAGCGCCATGACCGCAGATACTGCAAGGTCGATTTTTCGGGGGCTGCCCTTGGAGTCCTTGGACAGCCGGGAACCGCGCGAATCCGTTCGGATCACACAGTTGGAAAGGTGTCGCGCTAGACGCGGATCACCAGAGTGGGTCAGCGTCTTGTTCATGACGCTCTCAAAGAATCGCGTAGTCGCCGGAATCATGCGCGCTGGCGACTGTGGAAACTCGACGACCGGCAGTCCCTCGCCCTCAAGGATTTGATAGGTGCGGGCCCAGCGGTAGGGGTCACAGACGATTTCTCGCACCTGCCAGCGTCGGCAGGCCTTCCGGATTTCGTCTTCCACGTCGATAATGGGAACGGTCCAGTCTTGACCGATCCCCTGCGGTTTCTCCCAGGCTGCCACGACGTCAACGTGTGGAGCTTGATCCTCGCCCGGTATGCCAACGACCACCAAAGCTGTCGAGTCATTGTTGAAACTGCCGTCAAAACCTAGAACTACCTCGCTGCCATCCGGGATTTCCACGCTTTCATCAGCGCACGCGTCCCACGTTCCGGCCGGTAGCCAAGCCTGTGCGGTCGAAACCCACTGGTTCAGTCGCTTAGTGCGGAATTCCGCTTCAGGGGTTCGCAGAACAGCGGAAGCGAAGTCGTCAGCTGAGACAATGTCGTCAAACCCGGGATTCGCGTCTCGCCAAACCTGCTTATCGCGGTGGTCGACGCCTTCCGGGGCACCCCACCACTCGAAGTAGTATGCCGGGTCGCTGATTTCGCCAGTTGCCACCTGGCAGCCGTACTGGTACATGCTGTAGCACAGCGAGTCGTTGCCAGTGCTGTCGGTCTTGACACCAGCGGTGGTGATTCCGACTAGCAGCGGCTCAATGCGGGCGCCTGTCGCAAGCGACATGACCTCCCAGAGATCACGATTTGGCTGTGCGTGGACCTCATCGAATAGGACAAGGTGGGGGTTTAGGCCCTCTTTGGTAAACGCCTCAGCGGAGAGAACGCGGTACACCGATCCGGTTGCCGGAAACTCGATTGCGTCGCGGTAGGTCTTGAACATTCCGCCGAACATCGGCTCTAGCTCGATCATCTTCTTTGCGGTACCGAAGACGATTCGCGCCTGTTCCTTGTCAGCAGCGCAGGAGAAAACCTCGCCACCCTTGGGGCCGAATGCTAGACCGTAGAGCGCCACACCGGCGCCAAGCGCGGACTTGCCGTTCTTTCGCGGAACCCCGATGAGGGCCTGCCGGTGCTTCAGGCGGCCGTCAGAGCGCCGAGCAAACAGCCGGAGCATCATGTCCGTCTGCCAGTCGCGCATAACCATGGGCTCGCCCGCTGAGCCGCCTACAGAGTCCTTGGTGACCCGCAGAAGGCTGGTGAAGTCGCCGAATTCGGGACCGTCACCACGGGCAATTTCCTCATCCGAAACCGGAGTAAGCCACAGCGGGGAGGGCATTCGCTATCCCTCCCGGGTTGCGCGCTTTGCCAGCATCTCCTCAAATGCGTTTTTCGCCTTTACTTCGGCCAATCCCATTCGGGTTCGATCGGAAGGCGTGTAGCCGAGTGATGCTAGGACGGAATGAAGCTGTTTACGGCTGGTGGACAGCGCGCCGACAAGCGGATTGATGACCGGATAGCCCTTTTCGGTCGTGAATACGCGGCCAGTCTCATCAATTTCGCGTTGCATTTCGGCGCATTCATCGACCAGACGGGCCGCAAGCTCGACCGTGGGGCGGTCAGTCGCGGCAAGCCACGGGGTGGAAGCAACCACACCCCGGATGAACTCGACACCAGCCGCACCTAGGTCGGCAGGCGGGTCGAAAGGAAGCTCAGGAAGGGCCGTGACGGCCCCTACAGCGGGCAGGGAGCGCTGACCGGGGTTCCCTAGTCGGCGCTTCTGCTCCACGGGCTTAGGCGGGCGTCCAGCAACCACCTATACCCCCCGGTCATAATTTCGCAGCCGTGCGCGTTTCCA